CTTCTTCAAAAGTTTCTGTTCTACCTGTTTTCTCTAAAAATATTTTCTCATCTTCAGAAAACTCTACATCTGTATTATTCTTGTAATAAAGATTGATACGATCAATTAAAGCCAATTCATTAAGTTCTACACCTTCAAGTTCAAAGAAATCCTGTTCATTAAGTTCCCAATATCCTTTAAAGAAATTTTTAGACAAGCCTGGAAATTTACGTTTAATTAACTTCTCAATACGTGCATCCTCAGTAACATTGATGTAACTCTGTGGTGCTGAGTATTTACTAATATCTTCATTCGGAGTATATAATGCATGACCTACTTCATGACCAACCAACATATCATAAACATTATTCGATGCCTTATTCCAATTAGGTAAAATTAAAACTCTACTATCAACATTGAAGGAGGCAGTGGATACATCCTTATGTTCTACTACAAGATCTTCTGTAGCCAAAAGTTTAGCTAATTGGTCTTTGATTTCAAACTTAACAGGCATGGATCTCTTTCGGTATATGGCTATTATAAGACCCTCGGCGTGGGCCAGAGGGTCTTGTGTGCAACTTTTTAAAGTGGGCTAACCTTTTACGTGCTTGACGCATTGCTTGTGGTTTCTTCTTCCCCTTGTCTGGTCGTCGGTGTGGTTTTCTGCCACTCTCCCAGATCTTGTGGCGTGACATTTCTCTTCTCCTCTTTGTAAAGAAATTGGTCTAGTGCATCTAAGTCACTATGTTTCATGGGCTAAATCGCATCCAATATATTTATTGTAGGATACCAACCCAAAGAATACAAGTCCCTTGTGTCAGCACACAAACTGTCTGGCTCCCCTGGCGTATCTTCTTTAATGGGAAGATGACCCATCCCCATTCTCTCAGCAAGTTCCAATACAGATGTAGTCTGACCTGTACCAATATCTATAGGCCCTCTAAAAGTACTGGGTATTAAGAAACATATAGCTCTAACAACATCATCCACATGTATCCAATCTCTTTTATGTCTAGTAAGATATTTTGCAGTATTGTCCTGTAACATTCTATAAAGCATATCTTCTCTACTATCCTTTTCTGACCATACATTAAAGAATCTCATACCCACACTATTAGGTGGTGCTTGTATCTCATTCACCTTTTTAGTAATTGCATAAGGATTCTGCCACCATCCATGAACACCAGCAGAACTAGCATACAATAACCTTATATTAAATTTTTTACAATAATCAAATATAGGTTGAGACTTTACCACATTATTTTCCCAGAACTTATCTGGATTTTCAATACTATCTCTGAGTGCAGCAAATGCTGCAAGATGAATAACCACATCAAACTTTGGATTATACAAATCACAATACTCTGAGAAATTACCTATATCAACTGGGAAATCAATACCTGTAACATTAAAACCAAGTTCTTTAAGATGGGAATAAACATGACTCCCTATAAAACCTTCATAACCAGTAACTAATACTTTCATCAGATCATCCTACTAAATCCTTTTACTTTTTCAAATTGTATAACACTTTCAAATTTATCATGAAGTGATTCTTTATGAGATATTATAAAGATGTTTGCATCTTTAATTACATAACGAATTATTTTAAGAAATTCATCTGTTCCATATCCATCCAATGAACTATCAAATACTTCATCCATGATTAGAAGATTAGTATTTGTTGAATTTTTATATGCAGCCACTTCTCTCCATGTGAATAGAAGTGCTAAATCAATTCTCATCTTCTCACCTTCAGAAAATGAAGCATAAGAAAAATCTTCATGAATAGGAGATTCTATAGTTTCATTAAACTCCTCATTCAATTTAAAATTGATATAAAAATCCATCATCTGCAAGTAACGATTTACTTGTTGATTAATTAATGGAAGATATTTTTTAATTATTTTAGTCTTAACACCACCATCCTTCAATAAGTTATAAACAAAATCTTTATAACTAACATCATCTTTCTTTTCAACTAATTCTTCAAACGTGGTATTATACTGTTCTCTTAGATTACTTAACTTCTCATGTTCAGTATTTCTATCCGCAAGTTGACTGGTAAGTCTCTGAATTTCTGATTCAATATCTCTGATCTGCCTTTGAAATCCAGAAATTTTTGTATTGTTTTTAGAAATGCCATGTGTTAGTTTAGTAATCTCCTTAGATAATTGTGTGAACTGACGTTCTCGATCCTCTTCCAACTTTATAGTCTCCTCCAGCTCTTTCAAGCCTTCTCTGAGATCCTCTGATTTATTTTGAACGTCAGCAATTCTATTTAATCTAAATGATTCTTCTATATCTTGAGTACATGTAGGACATACCGTATTGCTTGTGAAAAACTTATGTTCTTTGGTAATGGTGGATACTTTTTGAGTAATTTTACCCTTAAGATTGTTAAGTTTTAACAACCTATCACCAGTACCTATTACCTTTTCTTGACTAATAGTTAATGTCTTTATTTCATCCTCAATACTCTTATTAGTTAAATTTAATTCATCCGATTCATCCAAAAGTATAGTAAGTTTTTCTTTCTTCTCAGTTATATTTTCCTTACCCCTATTCTCAATTTCTTCAATAAACTCCTTTTGCATAGCAACTTTATCATTTAAACTTTCTTTCTTAAGTGTTAAAACTTTTACATCATCTCTTATCTTACGAATCTTATCTTTAATAACAGAATTCATGGCAGAGAATATTCTAATATCCAAAAGGTCTTCAATAACCTCTCTGCGATGAGTATTATTTAATTGCATAAAAGGAACAAAGGCACTTGATCCCAGTACAACTATCTGTGTAAATGACTTGTAATTTAATTTAAGAATATTATTTTCAAGATTCTTTTGTTGATCATTAGCTGCCGAATCTTGATTCAACATCTTACCATCAACCCATATTTCAAATACGGCTGGTTTAATACCACGAACTACTTTATATTCTCTTGTTCCAATACCAAATTCAACTTCAACTTTACAATCCTTTTCATTAGTAGAATTAACTAATTGACCTTTAGTAATTTTACGAAATGGTTTATTAAAAAGTACAAAGGTAAGTGCATCCAATATGGTACTCTTACCAGCACCATTAGTACCAATTATAAGCGTGCTACTAAATTTTGCAAAATCTATCTGAGTCCATTGATTACCAGTACTCAACAAGTTTTTCCATCTAATATTCTCAAATTTTATCATAATTTTTTGGAATCAATAAATCATCAGATGAAATAACCACATAGGGATAATCATACGCTTCACAAGCGTTTATGGCAACCTCATCAGGAACTTCAGTAACATCAAGAGTTGGATATTCCTCGTCACTCATTGACATCATCATGGCATAACGAACAGCATCATCTTCTTCTTCAAACAAAAATAATACTTTCTGACCATCCTCATCTTCAACAGCATATGCACCTTCTTCTTTTGTTTTACCTCTTACGGAAAGAATGAACATTACTCTACCTCGCAAGCTTCCATATAAACCTCCTTAAGTAGATCTTTGACAGTAGACTTATCAAGAGAGACCTCAGCCTCATCAATATATCTATTTAATATACTAATGGTATCTTCACTCTCTTCACTTTCAAATTCTTCAATGTCATAATAACCAATAAAATCAAAATTCTCTACTATCTTTACATCATATACATTAGAATTATAAAATTTATCAACAAACTTTTCAAATTCAGATGTACTTGATTTCTTTCTTACAATAATTTTAATAATTTTATCTTTATACTTACTTGTATCGATAAGTTGATGTGGACTATCTTCATAGTACACATTATGAAACATCTTATGTGGATTTCTTATCTCAGTTAACTCTAAAGTATCTGTATCATATAAATTAAATCCTCTCTCATCATCTACATCCGTCCAATATATTTCATAAGGATTACCTAGATAATGAATATTGTCTTGATGTGATCTTGTATGATAATGTCCACTGAATACTTGATCAAATTTTTTGTATATATCTCTGTCTGCACCATGTTCCATTACAACATACTTATTGGCATTAAAACCAGTAAGTTCTAAATGACCCATAGCAACATTACATTTTGTATTGTTTATAACACTATGTGTCTCTTCTTCATTCTCTGGATTAATCCAAGGTATTAATAATGTGTTTAACTTATCTAATTTTATCTCCGTAGCTTTATCATAACAAATAATATTTTCATACTCACTTAATAATAAACCTATAGTATTAATCTCATTAGTATTTTTATAGTATGCAGTATGATTACCAACAATAGTATGAACAGTAATGCCCATATCTCTAAGTCTATCAAAGTAATGTTCTTTAGCCCAATCTAAAGCCCAGAAATCAATACCTCTTCTATTATCAAAGGTATCACCCATATCAACAACCGTTGTGATACCTTCCTTCTCTAAAGTAGGAAAGAAAATATCATCATAAAATTGTTTAAAATATTGATGAAAAAGTTTAGACCCCTTCCTTGCACCGAAGTGTTGGTCTGTTATTATAGCTATTTTCATCCATGATTATAGCGATAGTTGATATTATCTTTTATCGTGTTATAATCACTTTCCGATCCAGCCATCATACCATCATCACTAAACACTTCACTATAACCTGACTTCTCAATTATCTTTGTTTTGATCTCAAGTTGTTTCTTTTCTTTTTGTATCCTGCGGAGAAATGCGTAATGAATAATTTGCGTAAAGTAAGCAAAAGGATTCGAGGATTTCGCAGGATCAAAATTATGTATATATTGAACGCAATTTTCGATTCCATCGCAGACCATATCATCTTTGAACATGTAGTTGACAAAGTTGGGTTTATAAGAAAGATGAGTAGCTATCTTTAAAAAACAAGAACCCAAGTAATTTGTAATACGTGGTTTTGTCTTTCCAAGCTCTGCAGCTTCTGCAACATTTTTCTTATATTCAACTATGGCAGCAAGGAATTCTTTATTATTTACATAATGTTCGGATCGCTTTCTTTTAGCCATTACAGAATACATTGAATTTTCTTCATAACCACATTAATATTATACCACTTATTCAACCGCTTGACAAGCGAAAGGAAAACCAGTACAATAACTCTGTCAGGGTTGAAGGGGATGCTATTAAGAATCTTTAAATATATTTTCTAGAGATTCTCTAGTGTCATTAACTTTTGAAACAAATCCTAAAGACGAGGAAATACCTACCTTGGAATCTTTTTCTTCAGTCTCTTTATTTAGTGATTTTACCCACCGTCTATAGGTTGTTATCTTTTCTTGATCACTAGATCTTGTGTAATATACTATATGTTTCAATTCAACCATAAAAATACGTTCGTCAGATAATTTCAACCAAGGTTCTATACGATATAAAGCAAATGGCCCTTGTTTAGCTGGAAGTTGTTTAACAATTGCAGGATCCATAAGAATCAAATGTTTTTCTTCACTATCCACAAACTCTTCTACTTGAGAGAATATTTCCTCACCTGTTATTAATTTTATTGTTGCATACTTGGTATTCATTTTTGTTTCATTGTAATTGGAACTATTTCATAATTAAAATTTTCTTCGTTGTATATTTTAACTCGTTCTATAAGATGATTTAATGTATAATTTTTTTGAGATTTATATGTTGTGTCATCTGCAATATCATAAAGAGTTGCACTAGTCTTGCGATCACCCTTTCTAAGTACTCTTCCTATCGATTGAAGATTTCTTACTCTTGATTTTGAAGGGGAAGCAAAGATGACATTGTGAAGATTTTTAATGTTAATTCCAGTTGAGAAGGTGCCGTAAGAGGCAACGATAATAGCATTATTTTGTTGTTCAGTGATTGCACGTATTTCTTCTCTTTCATTGGCTTCTACTCCACCGTGAACAAAGAAAACATTACGTTCCTTAACATTATTTATCATATTGAAAAGTATTTCACCGTGGGTTTCTACTCTACTATAAAGTAATAAAGTATTTCCTTTCAGATCTAAAGCAAGATTTTTAATGAAGTTATTACGTTTTTCATTTTGAATTATAAATTGAACTTCATCTTCATATGTTTCAAATTTCTGAGGATCATGTCTAATTAATAATATCTTAATATCTAATTTTGCAAGATGACCTTTCTCAATTAATTCATCAGTACGAATTATTTTATATGCAGGGCCAAATAGTCCTTCAAGTACCCACTTATGAGTTTGAGTTCCATCTAAGGTTCCTGTAAATCCAAATCTATATTTTGCATCTCTCAATTTAGTCATAATCTTGACAAGTGATTTAGACTTAAATAGATGAGCCTCATCACCAATTACACATCCATATCTTTCAAAGAAAGATGCATCCAATTTATAAATGGATTGCCATGTTGTAATTGTTACTGACTTAGTACTTTCTTTTTCTTTACCAGCATAAACACGATGACAATACTTTTCGACATCCCAACCATACTCTATAAAATCTTTATACATTTGTTCTACGAGAGAAGTCGTAGGAACAACTAATAAAACATCTTTATTTTTATCTACCATATATCTTGTAATCGTATATATCATTAACGATTTACCAGATGCAGTAGGCGATACTAATAATTTTCTATTATACTTTAATGCGTCAAATACTCCTTCTATCTGATATGGTCTTGGTTCATATCTAGATATTTTATTCATGTAATCTTTAACACCTTCTAATGATACAAAACCATTCTCTTCAAAAGGTGTTCCATAAAATTTACTATCTAGAAATTCATATTCATAATCAGCTCTCTTACAAAATGATACTATCTTATCTAATAACCCAACATATATTTCTCCATTGGATTGATTAAATAAACGAATTTTACCATCCCAATATTTACTTCTATACTGAGGCATGAATTTTGCACCAGGAACCTCAAAGGTAAACGCATCTGATAACTCACAGAATACGTGTGGTTCCTTAGAATCAATCTTCAAGAAGACTTCATTCTTCTTTGATATAGTCAAACGGGACATTCATATTATATCAATCCTAAGTATTTAGTCGTATCCTCTAGTAAATTTTTGCCATTCAATTGCATTCTTAATTTGAAAAGTTCTATTCTGAATAGTCTTTATTATACTTTCTAGATAATCTATCATAGTATCATAATACTCTACCTTCAATTCAGCATCTGATAATCTCTGATCAGAATCTAAGTATCTTTGTATTGCATCCTTTTCTCTTACTTTATATGGAAATGGTTCTTTCTCATATACCTCTGGTTCAGCTTTACCAGAATAATATAAGTATCTTTCCTGCAAAACTTTTTGATATATCTTTTTACATTTTGTTCTAAGAAGTCTTAGATCATTAAAAAGTTGATAATATTTGGCATGTAATGTAGGCACCACTAAAGAAGAGGTGTGCAATTCATCAGGATCAATCTGGGAATCTTTTTCCCACATACCCTGAATTGTCTCAAGGTTCATATTTCTTTGAAGTTTTTATCTAATAATTGGAAAATTTTGTATTTGAACAATACCTGAGCGGTAAAGTAATTAATGTCTGTGTTAGTTGCATCAAAGTCAAGACTTGATAAACTAACAGGAAACATTGTTTCTATTTTAACGTATGCTTGGGCTCTTAGGTTACTGTTTAAAATTTGAAGAGTACCATCAGAAAATTCTGCATTTGGATTTTCTTTATCACCCATTTCTGAATAATATGGATCCTCTAATCTCATATCCGTAAAGTCTCTTTGACTATTTGGATAACCTAAACCAACCATCCATTTATAAATTTGATTATAATTTTCCATTTCCTCATCAACGATAAAGGAAACACGGAAATCATCATAAACTAATTTTTCACCAGGAAGTTCAATATCCTTATATGGATTTGGTTGTAGGGCAGTACCTAATGTAATTCCAGGCAAATTAGCCTGAAC